GCCGCAAACCTTTTCCGTGTACCACGTGCCTCAGGACTTTCCGTCTCGGTGAATCCTCCTACATCCTTGAAACTTTGTAAGAGGAACTGTTCACCTGATCCAAACCGGTATGCAAGCCCCTTCCTTTTGAGAATGGTTTGAATCAGTGGCCATGCATCGACATTATCCCCATATAGACTGACCAACTTATCGTACCTGTCATCCCACCAAGTACGGTTGTAACGTTCAGGATATTTAATCCTTTGCGCCGTTTCAATCACTGGACGCCGGATTCGACCCCGGTACCAATCATGTCCGAGATATCGAGGTGATACATTTGGACCACCATACGACAGCTTTTCAAGATTTAGCTTCATCCCGAAAACTTTGAGTGCTGTACTCTCCATCTGGACAATGTCGAAGTCACCTGTGAAACCAACTCTCGAGTCATCTCCAAGCACATCGATACCAATCACTTCGAGCCCTTGTTCATAGCCAAGGAAGTGAATTGCGATCATGTTCGCTATGGAACCAATGATGGACGTGAAAAATGACCCAGATGGTAACCCTTTGCGTCTCCTTGTGTAGACGTTCGAGTCGGGCATGACTATTCCACATGTCGCGAAGTACGTAACAATTAAATGCCACGTCGCTTCATCCACCTCACTGAAGAATTTCTTTACGATACGAAACGCCTCAGTTAAGAGTTGTGTTGGAACGTTTGCGTCCCATTTGGACCAGTCGAAAGTTCCAGCAACAGGCCACCACGCAGTTGACGCCATCTTCGCTCCGAGTTCAGACTTCCGATAACCCAGAGACACAGGTGTGACAGCTTGTAGTAATAGATCAATTACCGGACGCGCATAAAGTGCTTCGATAAGGATCATACTTAAAGGATAGCCCCATACCATACGAACTTTCTTCTTTGGAGTACCGTTCTTTACCGTAGCTTGAGTACGGTAGTAAGCCACAGCAGGCTCGGGACTCGTGGATCGCTTCTTCGCCTCGTCGACTTTCCCGGCGAGAAACAAACGTTCCCTTTCAATCAACCCAGTAGCACGATCAAGCTCTTGAGTGAACACGAGACGCTTTGGTAGTAAACTTGGAAGCCCAGAAGAAGTCTCTTTCTTCACCACATCCCACAGATCCTCATCTAACGGAAGTGGATGACAGGATCCATAGTAATCATGGAAGTAGCTTTCCACTTTGCTGACGGCTCGACGCAGACTTACCCGCTGACTCTCCGTGAGTTGATAAGTTGATTGACCATCATACTCCGATAACGCATCAAAGAGTTTACTCGGTTCGTACTCTGAACGGGAAAATTCATCGCCGATATCGAATCCTTGATCCGCAAGCACTTGGTCGCACCACTCCTCACGAATTGTGCCCACTAGTCGATTAACTGACTGAGTATACTTGTGTACATTACCGTTGTACCTACGTCCTACAAGAGTTTCGAATTCTTGTTCGTTGCGAGGACCTTGCAACTTCGTTTCTTTGATGTCGTCGATCACGACGGTAGCGGACTTATCCATCTACAAAACTCTCCTTTCAACAGTTGAAACGCAACTGAATCACGGATGGACCAACCTAACGGCTCGACAAAGTTAATGGTCCCAAAGGTCATGGTTTTCACTTGTTTTCCTTCAAGTCAACACGCTCATCACGCCTCGCAATAGGGCACCAAATGAATGGGAGCA